GTCATTGGTGTAGCGTTGTATAACCAAGGCGTCGTAGCGTGCAGAGGTACAAACGTTTATTACACCACTGGCGGCGGCGCTGGTTGGGGATCGGCTATTAATACTTCCGCGCGTACGGGCGCTATTCGCTATCGTTTTGTCAGGTACAATTGGAACGGCACACCTAAAATTATTATGGTAGATGGTGCCAACTTTCCTGCGTCTTGGGACGGAACCACGTACACACTATTGAATGGAACTAACGCTCCTACCAATCCAAAATACGTGGAAGAGTTTGCTAATCATATTTTTTATAGCGGTTATAGTTCCAATAGCGGTGCTATTCGTTTTAGCGCTCCACTTGATGAAACAGAATTTAGAACTTCTAATGGTGCTGGTGAACTCGTAGTTGGTGACACAGTTGTAGGACTAAAGCGCTTTAGAGACTCGCTAATTATCTTCTGCACGAACAGTATTTATCAGCTTCAAGGCACTAGTTCGGCAAACTTTGCTCTATCGTCTATTACAAAAGATATTGGTTGCGTAGCAGCAGATAGCATTCAAGAAATCGCTGGTGATTTGGTGTTCTTGGCGCCAGACGGTATCCGTCCTCTTGGCGCTACCATGCGTATCGGCGACGTACAGATTGCCTCCGTAAGCCGACAAATTCAGCCACTTATTTCTGGCAATAGAATTACATCTTTTTCCAATATCTGTTCCAGCTATGTGCCTTCTCTTAGCGTATACAGATTATATTACAACGACTCTCTAGTTCCTACGCAGGACGCTAGAGGCGTATCCGGCTCTGTAATTCGAGGCGACGTTCCTACTCCTGCCGGTGGCAGTTGGGAATGGGCCGAGATTACCGGTATTAAGCCATTTACAACGGATAGCGGCTACCTTGCCGAAGAAGAGTTTATCATATTCGGTGGGTGGGATGGTTACGTATATCGCCAGGAAAGAGGCGGTACATTTGACGGACAAAACATTCAGGCAATTTACGTATCTTCTCCGCTCATTATGGAAGACCCAAATATACGTAAGGTTCCCCGTCAGCTACAGGCGCTAATCAACATTGAAGACCCTACCATTATCGAAGTAAGAGCTATTTACGATCTTAACCGTCCAGGCGTAGCTCAGCCAGGGGCCTTTTCTATTACCCTAGGCGGCAACCTATTCGTATACGGTAGCGCGATATACGGTACTGCCACTTACAGCCAAGCCGAAAGTACTGTAACAAGCAAAAATTACATTGTAGGGTCAGGTATGTATGTTCAATTTGCCTTTACCTCTACAGACCCGAATAATAGCCATAGTATTCAAGGATTTACCATCGAATACTCAAATGGCAACAGACGTTAAAAACTACTTGACAAAATTAATATAGACTATATAATAGTTTAGAGGGAAAATGACAACTAGCCCCACTCAAGGTTTGCCCATTCAACAGTTTGTGGAGAATCAGGTTAATAACCCGACTCTTCCTGCCGGTGGTACTATGACGCCTACTCTGCTACAAGAGCAGGCTGGCGAAGCTATGACGGGCGCTGGTACAACACTAACGCCCACTACTACTGAAACAACCGCAGCCCCTACGGCTATTAATACGGCTGCTGGGCAGGCTACAGTACCGGCTGGTACCACACCTACTTCACAACAGGTAACTACGCCTACACAGGCTGTAGGACAGACGTATGATCCTACAACAGTACTAGATCGCTATACGCAGATGATGGCTCAGTTCGAGGGTGGGCAAACTCCCGACTGGGCTAAAGGTGCTGTAAGAACCGCTACACAGCAAATGAATGCTAGGGGCTTAGGTGCCTCTACGATGGCAGCAGAAGCCACCACTACGGCTATTATGGAAGCTGCTAAGCCAATTGCTATGGCTGACGCTCAGATTATGAACGCAGCTAAGCAGTTTAACGCTCAGTCGCTACAGCAGGCTACACAGTTTTGGCAGACGCTACAAAGCAATATTGAGCTAGACAACGCCAAGCGCCAAGACGCTATGGGCCAGTTCAATCGTAATGTGGAATCTCAGCTAGCTGCCGTAACTGCCAATAACACTAAAGACCTAGAAGTAGCCAGAGCCAATCTGACTAACGACATTAACAAGTTTAATGCCGCTATGTCGGATCAGCGTGAGAAATTCAATGCTCAAAATCAGTTGGTAATCGAGCAGTCAAACGTCCAGTGGCGTCGTATGATTAATACGAACAACACAGCCGCTCAGAACGCTGCTAACCAGCTTAACGTACAAAACCAATTTAACATGTCCCAGTGGTCGCTAGCGGCCCTGTGGCAACAGGCTCGTGACGAAGCATCCTGGGCAAATACTGCTGCCGAAAACGAAAAGCAGCGCGCCCACAATATTGCCGTAGCTGCTATCGGTCGTGATGCTGCACTGACGGCTATGTCTGTAGAGCAGCGCAATAACGTGTATTCTGCTATTGGTACATGGGCTGCCGGTGCTTTGTCTGGCTGGTTAAGCTCGTAAAGGAAAACATATGTTTGGATCAATTTTTGATGCAGTAGGAGATGCTTTTAGCTGGGTTAGCGACACAGTATCCAGCGTTTTTAGTGGTGCTGCTGATGATTATGATACGTACGGCGTATTTACGGACGCAGCACTAGACCAAGGTGTTAGCGCAGCAAGTGGTAGCTCCAGCTTCTTTGGCGGAGCTAGCGACTGGCTATCTAGCAAAGGATTTAAGGCTGCTATGGGCGGTGGCGCTCAAGCATTGCTGTCTCCACGAAACAGAGGGGGTGGCGGTGGCGGTCAGGCTATTTCGTATGCCGGTCGTTTATCCGCTAACACGGCTGCCGATAGGCTTCCTGTACAGGCAATGGGCGATGCTCGTGGCCCACGCGCTATCGTATCGGAAGAGCCAAACACTGTCGATGCGTATTGGTCTGATAGAATGCGCTCGTTCGGGCGTTTAAGCGATACAAGTTCATCTACTAAGGCAAAATAATGGCAGACATGACGAATCAGATGGCCGGAGCTATGCCTCCTGCCGCACAAGAAGCTCTACCGCAACAGCCTCCAGCAGCACCTAGCGGGCCGCAGGGTGATCCTGCCGTTGCTACGCCTCAACAGGGCATTCCAGGTATGTTTCCTGTGCTGGATGGTCCTACTCCAGGGCAATCACTGCTAGGAGAGCCTCGTAGTCAAGCTTGGGAACGTCCTCCGCAATACGTAGACCCGCAGGATGCGGCTGACTACGTATGGAGAATGTTGACCAAACCAGCTATTACTAAATCCACTCTTACAATGCTCGATCAGGGCATTCCAGTAGAAGCCCTAACTCGTACTCTTATCTTCAAAGGCTTTAGCGATGGTAAGTGGTCTATCGATACTGGTATGCTTATCTACAATGCTGTAGGGCTGATGATTGCTTCTCTTGGTAAAGCCGCTGGTATCAAGGTCAAAATTCCTCTTAAAGAAAAAGACCCGCTTGATCCTGTTCGTAATGCTTACCGTCAGGTAGCTAAAAACGATCTTACTCCAGACCGCCCAGAGCAGGGCATGGACCTTTTAGAGACAGAAAAGAAAGCTGAACCAGCGCCAATGTTGGTTCGTAAAGGAAAATAATAATGGCTGGCGCTCTATCTTTTGTAGGCGGATTTTTTCAGGGCCTAAATAACGCACAGGCTGCCGAGGCAGAGAAGCGTATGCGCGACCAAGAACGGTTCGGCGCACTCGCTATGAATTCTATTGCCGAATACAAAAGAGAAATTACACAGGTACGCAAACAGCACCAGGAGCTTAACCAGATGGGCAAGCAACTGGTAGCTGCCGGTGTAGAACCTGAAAAGGTAGACTACGCCCTTAGCCTTCCTTACTCAGAAGCTATCAAGCTTATGAACAATCCAGAAGCTCTACGTAATATTGAAGTTCGTAGACAGCAAGCTGCTGCTCAGGCTCCTGGCCAGCCTCAAGCTGCTCCTGCCGCTCCAGCCAGTCCACAAGCTCCGGCAGCTATGCCACAGGCCGCACCAGTTCAAGGCGCTGCACCACAGGCCCCTGCTGGTCCTATGCCTGCACAAGCTGTTGCTCCGGTAGCGCCAGCCGCTCCAGGTGGCGTACAAGTAGCTCCACAAACATTTGGTATGCGCGAAGGTACAATGGACCCGTTGGCCGATATGCGTGGCTCTATCGAGCAGCTAGCCAAGAACGCTGGGTGGAGTCCGAAGATGATGGCTCAGTTCCAGCAAGCTTTGGGTAACAATCAGGATATGGGTATCTATCGCTTTGCCAACCCACAGACGGCAGGGCAGCTAGTGTTCCGTGATCCTAAGCAACTAGAGCGCGTAGCTACTGGCAACAGAACAGCTATGGATGCAGTGTTTCAAACTGCTGCCAGACTTCCTCCAAATATGGAAGCTCCAGAACGTATTCGTGTACTTGGTCAGGCGTTCAATAATGCTTACCAAGGAACAGTCGGTTCTATGGAAGGCGCTATTATGCCCTCTCCAGAAATGTTCCAGAACCTAGTCGATCCAACCTATGCCAGACAGATGCTAGAGAACCGTCGTAGACAAGACGAAATCGAAACACAAATCAAGGCGTTTGAGGCTGAGTATATTCGTCAAGGCATGAAGCCAGAAGATGCTCGTATTCGTGCAGCAGCTACGGCTCGTGGTATGGGTGAGCGTCAGGCTACTCCTGTCGATCCTAACCCAGGCTTTAACCAGATTACCGCTGCCGTTGCAGCCCAATTCAAGGGCGACCTTGTTCCTGACCCAATGACAGGCGGTATTCGTGTTAACATCACGGACCCAACACTTAGATCGGAAGCTCTATTTGCTACAACGGTAGCGCAAGAGCTATATCGTGACGCTTTGTCAAGAAGCCCTGATGGCCGTTTAGGTGCAATGTCTCCTGCACAGGCTGCACAGGCTGGTATGGATATTCTTAACGCCAGTAAGTCTATGATGAATTCGGCTGTAGCTGCAACACCGAACGATAGAAACGCTGCTCGACAGCTTTTGATGGAGAACCTACGTCAAGAATACTCCAAGCCGCAGCCAGATAGAAACCGCATTCGTGCTATGGAAGGGGCAATCACTCTTATGAGTGTTCAGGCCGAAGCACAAGCTTCTCCACCCTCAAGCCCTCCTTCTAGAACTCCAGCAGCACCTTCGCGCGGACAAACAAATACTCCAGTAGCACCTAACGCGCCGCTACCGGCAGGAAGCAGACCAGCAGTTACAGTACCACTACAGCCTACCCAGGAATAGTATGCTAAATATCGACACAACTCTATTTGACCAAGCTGGTAGACCTTTAACAGGTGCGCCTACAACTACTGGGCCAGTACAGACACAGGCACAGCCAGCACAACCTCCTGCGCCTGTAGCAGACACTTGGTGGAGTAGAGCTAGAGCTAACTTTCAAGATGCGTGGCGTACCGGCACACTAGCCGGTGCGGCTACAACTGCTGTACAAACAGGTTTAGGTACTGACCAAACGGATGTAGTGGAAGAGCGGCAACGTCGTGAACAATTTGAGCAGATGCCTTCTTGGCTAGACGCTCCAGACGCTGCCACGAAGCTAAAGAACTTTAGTGCGATGGTAGCCGGTCAGGTTGCCGGTAGCATGGCTTCGCCAGAATCGTTAATTAGCGCCCCGCTAAAGGGCCTACAATGGGCGGCTAGAGGCGCTACAGCGCTATCTCGTGCCGGTCGTAGGGCTGCCGTTCAAGGCGGCACTCAAGCTGCTGTAAACCTAGCTACTGACCCCCTTGTACAAGGGTCCAATATAGCTTCTGGTGTACAAGACGAATACAACGTAGCTCAGACTGCACTATCTCCAGTTTTAGGTGCTGCTGTAGGCGGCACTCTAGGCGGTCTAAACATCAGCGGCACGCCAAGAGATATTCAAACATTTAATCGTCTAGCAGAAACTAGAGAAACAGTTATTGGCCGTAGGCTTACTGAAGCTGAGCGTGAAGCTTTGCAAGTAGCTCAGAAGTTCCTAGACACTGGGGACTTGGACAAGTACGCAGCTAACATTAATCTTGAGCGTATCGCTGCTGGCGAAGACGTTAAGACGCTGATTGCAGAAACGGCACAGACTCACGCTACAACAATAGAAGCTATTCGTAGAGGCGCTATCAGCAACGAGCAACTACAGGCTATGGCTAACGATCTAAACATGACGCCTGAGAAGTTTATCGAAATGACTCAGCGTCCAGGAACTATCGTTAACGCCGAGAACATGCTAGCTGGTCGTCAGCTAATGGTAGATAGTTCCGTAGAGACTGTAGCCGCCGCTAACCTATACAAAGCTAACCCAACTCCAGAAAATCTAGCTAAGTTTTTACAAAGCGCCGACCTATCTACCAGACTTGTAAAAGCTGTATCCGGGCCTACAGCCGAATCAGGCCGTCTACAACAGCAGTTCAACATTATCGTACCTGGAGAAGACAGAGCCAGGGCGCTACGATTTGCATTGGAAAAAAATCCAGAATTGCGCCAAGACGCCGAAGCTATGTCGGCTATGGTGTCCTCGCTAGAAGACCCTGCTGCTGTACGCGAAATGCTTCGTCGTATTCGTGCGGCAGAGCGCGGCAAGCCTATTACCACCATCGAAAAGTTCGTAGAAGCGTGGAAGGCCGGTCTACTGACAGGACTACGTACAACAACTACAAACTTAACATCCAACTTTCTCACCAACCTAATGGCTATTCCGACCGATATAGCCGCTTCCGGTATCGGTAAAGCACGTAACTTGGTATTTGGCGGCGAAGACGCAGCCAGCATGACTGGCGCCTTCTCTCGTATCTATTCTCTATTCTGGTCCTCCAACGATCAGCTAGGTGCGTGGGGCAACTTTATGGAGTCGATGCGTACTGCTGAGACACCAGAAGTCTTCGGTCGCCGTACAGAATTTGAAATGGAAAATGCCATTGGCGGCAAGCTTGGCGAAGTAGTACGCATACCATTCCGTTTCCTTACGGCGCAGGACGCATTTTTCAAGAGTCTTGCTGGGCGCCAGGAGCTAACCGCTCTTGGATGGGACGCACTACAGAAACTACCAAACTACAGAGATATGAGCCTACAGGACCGTGTAGCTTGGGTCAATAACTTCGTACGTACACCGCCTAAAGACGCTATGGAACAGGCGGTAGCACAAGCCGACTATATGACATTCAACAAGGAGCTAGGCAAGCTTGGTCGTAGCTTTCAGGCTGTTTTGGAACGCTATCCTGCTGCCCAGTTTATAGTACCATTCTTGCGTACTCCTGTAAACATTGTAAAGTATGGATTTGAACACACACCCCTAGTGGCATTTAACCCTTCGTATCGCAACCTACGAGGCAAAGAACTGGACCGTGCTATTGCTAAAGCCTCTATGGGTTCTGCATTTATGCTTAGTATGTACGGCATGGCCCAGGAAGGTATCATTACAGGTGCTGGCCCTCAAGACCCTGCTGAGCTAGCAACACTGAAAGCTACCGGCTGGCAGCCCTACTCCATCAAGATTGGCGACAAGTACTATTCGTATGAGCGCGCACAGCCTATTGCCATGCTTATGGGCATTGCTGCTGACATGCAGTATTTGACTGACCAAATTCCTCAGACTGCATCGGCTCGTGACATTATGGACGCTAAGGGCGCACTTAATGCTCAAGACCTATACGTAAACTATGGCATCCATATCTTTATGGAGAACATCGTAAACAGCACGTTCACACTACAGATTAACAACTTGGTAGAGTCTCTAAACGATCCTTCTGGCAACAAATGGGAAAACCTAGTCAACTCGTTGGCTGGCTCTGCTGTTCCCAACATCGTTGGTGACGTAGCCCGTGCTATGGACCCAGTTGTACGTAGACCAGACGGTCCTGCCGAAGCCATCCAAGCTCGTATTCCAGGCATGAGCCAAGAGGTAACTCCAGCCCGTGACTGGACTGGTAGAGAGCGTACACGAGACTACGGCCCTGTAGCACAGATGATTTCTCCATCGCTACCAAGTACACAGACAGAAGATAAGGCTATTCGTGAAGTTGCTCGTATCGGCTACAGAATGCCTATGGTACCTAAGACGTATGGCAATGTGGAGCTATCGGGCGAACAGAGAGACTTGTTTGCTAAGGTAGCTGGACAGTTCCGATACAACAATATCAGTAGAGTAGTAAACTCTCCTGGCTATCAGGCTATGGCATCCAGCACAGGCGGCGATGAAAAGGTTCGTAGAGCCTTCGCTGTAGCTATCGAAAACGCCAACAAGCTGGCGGAAGCCGAGCTAATTCGTGCGTATCCAGAGCTAGCTAGGGCCAAAGCAGACGAAACTACACGTGCATTTGGCAGACAACCGGTTCCCGAACTACCGGCTCTGCGGAGACAGTAATGGCATCCCTCCAAGATTTTATGACAGCGCTACGCTCCGGTAACATCGAGCAAGCCAATCAGTATTATAGTACGTTCGTGCCACGTTCTCCATCAGAGAGCATGGTAGCAAATAGTCGTTAGGTTCGTTGAAAGAGGGCAACGTACAGTAGAAGATGCTATGCGTGCAAGCTCTAACCTTAAGGCTTCTGGCGTAGTACGTCCTAAACCTACTCAGAGAGGCAATAGAGAAGTATATAACTCCTTTAGAGACCTTATTCGCACAGCCGCTAGGCTTAAGGAGTTTGGTCGTGGTGGTACAGAAAAGGCCACTCGTGATCTTCTAGGTCGTGTAGAAACTATTGCTAATATTTCTGACGATCCAGGCTGGAAAAAAAACGCAGCAGACGAATTTATTAGCAGGCTAGGGCCATCACAACAGACAGCCTTTAGAGCTTTCTGGAGCGATGTTCAGGAAGCTGCTACACTAAATAGACAGGCGAGGGACTTTTCGGATGCTATTAGAGCCAATAGATTTGATGATTTAGTACTTGGAACAAGAAAATATAGCGTACCTACTCTGGAAGATTTAGGCATTAAAATTACTCCAGAAATAAAAAAAATAAGAGCCGAACCAACTGACTATGTATCTATTTCAAAAAGTTTAGAAACAGATATTAAAAACGCTTACGATAGGTTCTTTACACGGGCTACTCAGGCTCGTAGAAAGCTACTAACACACTCGGATAAGTTAGCACTAATGCTAACAGCAGCCGGTGCTGGCACAGCAGCACTAGACTCTAGAGATGCTAACGCACAAACGGAAGAATTACTACAAAGAAGAGATAGAGAATAAATATGAACTGCCAAGATACACATATAGCTACTTTGGTAAACCATAAGCCTTCTAGCGATCTTGTGCTTAGACTGTACTGCAATAAGCACGCACCATCTGATAAAACTAGCGCTTCTGATCTTAAGGAAGTACGAGGATATGGGTACAAATCCATTAAACTATCTGGAGCTAAATGGGTAGTAAGTAACGGTAAAGCAGAATACCCTCCTGTAGAGTTTTTATTCTCTGGAGCAGCCGGTAAAATCTACGGATATTACTTGACAAAATCCAATAGCGGCGATATAATTGGAATAGAGAAATTTGTCGAAACAGTAGAGATTACAGGTGCCGATCAAAAGATAATCATCACACCGAAACTCGAAAAAGATGACGACTAATATAATTAAAACAGGAGAGTATAATGACAGATAACGTAGGATATACCGAGGGTGCGGGAGTAAAGGTAACAGCAAGACAAGTTACCTATTCTGGCGAAGCCGCTAAGTTGCAAGTTGTCGCACTAGCAACAGTGTCAGGGCCTGACGACGGCAAGACGGTTGCGGATGTTGACGCCTCAAACCCATTGCCTGTCTCTGTACAGGGCACGACGGCGGTTAGCGCCACGTCATTACCTCTTCCAACAGGTGCCGCTACGCAAGCCACGCTTGCCGCCATTAATGGAAAGATTGCGGACCTCGCCACGCGCCCACTTGATAACGCGTCCCCCGGCCAGCCCGTGCGCGCCATCGGTCAAGAGGTTTGGAACGTATCCTTTGCCGACAGCGGCGCGTCGGTTCTTTCGTCCGATTTCATCGCGCCCATCGTCGGCACCGGCGTAACGTATAACCAAACGGCAAGCTCGCTTAACGTCGTCGCGGGCACCAGCACGAACGCCGAATTCCTGACGCGCTCGACTATCGCGTGGCGCGGTTCGATGCGCCTGAAATTCGGTATCGTCGCGTCGCAGCGCATCGCGAACAACAACTTCGCGGTCTTGCTTGCGGACCTCATTGGCGCGGGCCTGTCTTACACGATCAACAGCGCGACCAGCGTAACGGTTACGGTTCCCGGCCATACGTTCACGTCCCAGAGCGTCGGGCAATTCATCAATCTTGGCGGCATCACGGGCGCGGCTGGCGTTCCGGGCCGCTACGCTATTGCGTCCGTCGTGGCGGGCACGTCGATCACGTTCACCGTCGCTGGCTGGCCCGTGTCGGGAAGCGGCACGCTTACGCTGTTCGGCCATAGCTACGTCCGCAACCTGTTTACCGGCGTAACGGCTACGAACGTAGCTTGGGATTCGCAGCGGCGCGGCTGGGCGACGGGCGACACGACGGCCACGATCAACACGACCGCTTCGCCCGGAACCGTCATTCACAACGAATTGACGGGCCGCGAATGCTTCCTTATGGATCAGCTTCGCGCGACTAGCACGACGCCGAACGTGGCGACCCGCGCAAGCCGCGTCGAAAACATCCCCGACGATAACCTTGATCTTTATATCTGGATTTGGAATTTCAACGGCACGGTCGCGCCCGCATCTAGCACCACGTTTACGATTGGCTTCATCGCGCTTGAGAAATTCGCCAATTTTCCCGTTTACATTCAGGGCTTTCGGGCGCTTGGCGACACGAACGCGCCGCGCGTTGCCATTTCCGGCGTGGCAAACGGCGTATCTATTGCGACCGGCCAAGGCGCCGAAGATGCGGCAGTCGTCGGCAACGCCGTCCGCGTGGGCGCGCGAGCCTATGACGTCTTGCCCCCCGTCACGGTTGTAAACGGGGACGCGGTAGACCTTCGCGCTTCGCGCTCCGGGCAGCTTGTAGTTAAAACGTTTGCGCCCGGCGATCTTGATTTCCAGGTCAACGCCACGGTCACGACGGACACGCAAACCGCAATTCGCGCGGCGCAGGCGGCGGGCATTCGCCAAAACGTGACGCAAGTCACCTACCAAAATACGAACGCGACCGCGACCACGCTAACCATTCAAGACGGCTCGACGACGCTAGTAACGTTCTCTTGCCCCGCCAACATGGCAAACCCGGTGCAACTGCAATTCCCGACGCCTTTGCGTGGAACAGCAGCCACGGCTCTTAACTATACTGCTGGAACAACTGGGGCCAACATATTGCTAAACGTTACCGGCTTTAACTCATATTAAGGAGATAAATATGGAAGTTGAAAGGGCTGAGTACTATACTGAGGAAGGCTACTGGGCCGTCTGGGGGATAGTACAAGCCCCCGGTGTAACGGTTGTAGGTGTACACACTGTAAACGCCCCAAGCGATTTCACTATAGAACAACTAGCCGCTATTATAGATGCTATGTACCTATCATAAATTACAAAAGGCTAATACGTAATGTTTTTAACTCTACTATCTAACCAGGGCACTCCGCCACCGCCTGTAATAGTCGTACAGACTAAGAAAAGCGGCGGTAACGCCGATGCTCGGTGGCTTAAAATACTGCTACAAGAGCTAAGAACGTATAAAGATAAAAGCTCTATACGTGTTGCCGAGATAGAACTTTGCAGCGATGTAAAAGTAGTTAAGCCGGTAGTCAAGAAAGTAGCACCTAAGAAAAAGCCTAATGTAGAAGATCAAATAGCTTTAAAAATAACTCTAAAGTCTAAAATTATGGAAGACTTTGACAGTATAGACTACGATGAAAATCTAAAAGAAGCTCTGCTTGAAGAGTTCGAGGAAGAAGACGACGATGACTGATGAAACACAGACTCAAATACTAGTGACACAACAAGTTATCGTCACTGAAATTGGACACATAAAACAACTTTTAGAAAAGCAAAATGGACGTGTTGGTAAACTAGAAGATCGTTGTAAAACGATAGAAGATAGAGTTACCAATACGGAGAAAGACGGTATCAAACAAAAGGCTTGGTTCGGCGGAATGGCAGCGGGCATAGGTGCTGTAGTTGCCATAGGCGCAGAAAAAGTAACTAAGTTCTTTCAAGGATTGGCTGTGTAATGTTAGGATTAGAAACAGTATTAGCTACGACTGTACTACCGGCACTGCTTCCAGCCGCTGCTGATGCAGTACGTGGGTTAATAGCCAAGTTTACTGGCGGTGCAGGAGCCAACCCACAGACTGTTGACGAGGTAATAAAGCTTCGTGACTCCGACAACAGGCGATTGGAGCTATTGGCTCAGCTTGATGGGCAGGGTGAAACCTATAAGTGGGTGGAAGCCATTCGTAAGCTACAGCGCCCTACGGTAGTCGCTGTTACGCTAATAGTATGGTCTATCGTATTTCTCAACCCACAAACCTATGACGATTTTACTCGTGACGTAGTACAGGCATCTGCTAGCTCTGTATGGTTCTACCTATTCGGTGAACGCGGGTATATGGCTATCAAAGCAGCAGTGAAAGCGCGGTAGTACGGTCATATGTCAGACAATCGTGTCTACAAAAATGTAAGGGAGTTGCAACCAAGTGAAGACGCTTACCAGCTTATTCGTGAGGCTGAGGGCCTTCGTCTTACGTCATACATCTGCCCTGCCGGAAAACCAACCATTGGCTACGGGAGAGTCATACCAAATCTCAACAGTCCTAGAACCTGCACAAAGCATCAAGCTGACCAGTGGCTCGTTGAAGACGCTCAAAGCGCAGTACGCGAAATCCAGAGGCAAGTAACCGTACCTCTTACGCAGGGACAGTTCGATGCTCTGGTAAGCTTTATCTTCAACTTCGGTGGTACTAAGTTCTCCACATCAACGCTTAGGCGCAAGCTTAACGCCAGAGACTATGAGGGAGCCGAAGCAGAGTTTGATAAATGGGTGGGACGCCCTAATAACAACGGCAATCCATTGCCAGGGCTCGTGATACGAAGAAACAAAGAAGAAGCTCTGTTCGACAAGAAGTAAAGAAAAAGGCCCCAAGGATTTCTCCAAGGGGCCTTAACTTTATTTGAAGCTATATATCTTACTTCGTATAGGAGGCTTACTACCCTCGTCGTACTTACATGCAATAGCTACAGCTTCTCTTGGTGTAGCTCCCATTTCAAGAGCACCCATAGCATATTCTCTACCAGAGCCTTGAGAATGAAGGTTTTTATACGTAGGCATTCTAAATTGGTGAGACTTAGCCCAGTATTCAAAACCATTGCCTAATGTAAAAGAGTATACTCTTGCTTTATCTGTATCAAACGGTACTAAGTTTTCATCAGGATTAGGTTTGTTAGTAGCTGTTAGAAACCTAAGTACTGGAGCAATTTGATCCCAATCGCCAGATAGCATGACAATTGTTCTATCTCCATTAAATACGTAAGTTTCTACCCACTTCGGTCCAACTTTACCTATTCCGCCCGCTACAAACCCATCTGAGGCTATTTCTAATTGCTTAGAAATGGGAGACCATCTTGCTGCAATAGTTGTCATAATACGTCTATAAGTCTTTCTAGTTCGCTATTTATATCTTCAAATTTACTGTTGAAGTGTCTGTGTACGGAAGCGACTATGTTCGCGAATTCGTAGTATTCTCCCGTTTTAAGTATCTCAAGCATCTGCTTGTTATCCACGGTATCAAGGACAAGAGCCAACTCGCCTTTTGCATTAAGTACCAGCTTTAGGTTGCTCAGCACAGTTTCTGCCATCACCCTTTGTCCTTCCTGTAAGCGCTAACCAAGAGTACGGGGCCACGTGAGAGACAGCTTCGTGTATTCCCTCTGCGATTTCCCTTGTTTCAAATTGCGCGTGCGGATCAGATCGTAGCTCATATACTCTGGCAAATGCCATGAGGCTTCCGGTCCAATAGAACTCCGTGTAAGTAGATTGGGGTAGAACCGCTCTAGCTTGCTCGGGGCAAACCCCATATTCGAGTAGTTGCTTATAGGCTTGCTCTGCGGCTCGGAGAGCCATAGCGTACACGCCATTAGCATGTTCCTCAGTCTTTTCATCAAGCAGTTCATCTAGACTTCCTTGCTTTTTATTGGGTGCTCTCTTACGCCAGCCGTATGTAGGTGCCCAAGTCTCCGGCTCCGAATCCACGTAGCGTCTGCTGACCTCATTCATTGAAAGCCCCACCGTATGTTTGGCCAACTGGCTGCGTACGAAGATGGGGCATTTTATATGGACTGTAGCTGTTACGTGTGTGAACGGAGTAAAGTGCTTGTGTCGGGCCAGATAGTTTATCAGGTTTACGTCTTTATCGTCGATCTTAGATACTCGCTTTGCAAAGCTTACTCTAGCAGCATTACAAACTACAAGATCGTTCCCCATTGCTTGAATAAATTCAACAGATTGCATTTTTCTTCATCCAATTTAATAAATTTTCTATATCTTCTATAGACGAGTTATTTTTTATTCTATTAGCTTTTCTAGATAAAAAATGAACATTACCTTTTACATATCCAAGATTAGGTACAAATCTGTCTAATTCAGCGGAGAACTCTTCATTCTGCTTTTCATATAAGTAAATTTCTTTATGTAAAACAGGGCATACACCTATCCATATACTTTCTAAATACTCAGCAGTTAGATTGTAAGGAATATTTAGTATCTTTGCTCTTGCTTTTGCTTTTGTTGCTTTAAGTTTAAAAGGTTGATTTCTAGAGTGCGACTTATACCTACTTCTATTTATACTATTAGTACACGTATTGCAATAAGGACGAAGTCGTCCACTTCTATCTTTTCGTATTGGAAATTCTGTAAGTAATTTATCTTCTAAGCAACACCTACATCGCTTTTTATCGCTGCCCATAGCCTGTATAAAAGTTACTTCCATTACTGCCTTTGCTCCTTGACTAGTACCCAGTCTCTGGCCAACAAATCCAGATGGCTAGCCAACCATGCGTGTTCATATCTATGCCCATCTGGCATCTTACGAATATCCGTATACACGAATGTTTCTCCACCCGCATCGGGAATATGGCGTAGGCTAATATGCGCCTGCTGATTATTCCAGCCGTCTCTACGAACCTTCTGACCTTCCCTCAAGAAAACTAGCGCATCGCTGAACGTGAACATTACTTAGCCTTTGCTTTTGGCGGATTTACGGCTGGTTCAGTTTGTGGTACTGGCTCAGACAGTGGGGCAAGCCCAACCTTACGAACATACCACTCGCTGTAATCCTTAAGCTTCTTGTTTAGATTATGAATAAACGACATGTCTACGCCGTGCAAGTGTGGCAGCATACGCTGAGCATTTTCTACTAGATTGCCGTTCTGCATAAACAAGGTAAATAGCTCTAGAAACTGCTTCTGTTGTTCGCCACGTACAGCGTCTACCAATTGGTTCATCTGCGTACGGGCTGTTTCGTCTAGAATGTTTAGGTGACGTTGAATATTCATTAGTTTGTTTCCTTTTCGTATACGCCGTACATATAGTAGTTAGTATTTTTTTCTTTAAAC